TGGCCAGCACCTTGGTCGGCGCGAGCCACTCGATCGTGTTCATGTCCTGCGTGTTGATCGTGTAGTTCAACGCATCATCGTCGTTGGTGCCGTACTTGTGGTTCTCGTAGTCACCCGAGCATGAGGCCCACAGGGTCTGGGGCTTGGACGCCGACCCGGCGAACCACAGGCGATCTTCGTAGAAGGTCACGGCATGCGGGTAGCCGCGGCGTGCGCTCCAGGCGCCCTCGGACCACCGGGTCGTGGCGCTGGTGGTCGGTAGGCGCCGAATGACCGTGGCGTTGACCAGCGTGGCGCTGGTGTACCCGGTGATCTGCGCGTACCCTGCCCCGTCGTGCAGGAACGTCCAGGTCACGGCGCCGTCACTCTCGGCACCAGTCGTGTGGATCGGGGGCCGGGTGCCGGCTGCGGCGGCCGTGCCTGACTGGTAGATGTTGCCCTGGTAGTACACGATGTCGTTGACCAGGTACGCGACACCCGTGGTCCACTGGTTGTACTTCGAGGCGCTGATCTCACTGATCTTGAAGTACGAGCCCACGTCGCCAGCGACGAACAGCGACGCCGACGCCGTGAGCGTGATGGCCCCGGTCAGGGCCGAGGCTGTCAGCGTGATGGCGCCCGTGTTCTCGTCGTTGAACGGGGGCCAGGCGAACGTCACGGCCGTCAGGGTCCACGACAGGGCGCTCACGCGGGCCAGCTTGTAGGGCGCGTGGTCCGGGTGCGTGATGTAGACCACATCGGCCGACTGTGCGTACTCCAGAGCGCCCACCTGTGCCGAGGTGTACGGGCTCGTGATCTCATAGGGCACCCCGGGGCTCGACTCGACCACGCCACCGTCTAGGTAGAAGCGGACATAAGAGTCCCCGAACTCCAGGACGTAGGCTTGCGTGGTGCTGTACTCGAATGGGAGCAGACGGGTCACGTCCGCGGAGTCCTTGACCTCGGCCACAAACCGGGTGCCGGGGCGCTTGCGTGCCGGCCCCTGGATCTGCGGGATGAAGTTCTCCATCGTCTCGCAACCGTTCTTGAACTTGTCAAGCGACGGGCGACCCTTGAGCAGCGGGGACAGTTCCCCCGCGTTGAAGGAGGTTTGACCGGGTGAAGCCTTCATCAGTACCTCACTTCAATCCACTCATCCTCCTCGAACACCATCGGCGGGTTCTCCTGCGCGTCGGCCCGCTTCGCGTCGTCGAGGAACACGTCGTACTCCTCCAGCAGCGCCTTCTTCTTCGTGGTGCTCTGGGTCAGGGGCTCGGCCAACTCAGCGGCCAGGCGCGTGGATACGGTGTCCACGAACAGCGAGTCGTAGACGTTGGGGTCCTCGACGCGGGCGATGTACCGGATGTACAGGACCGTGGCGTCAGCGTGGATGAACCCATTCTCGACCTGGAACTCACCAGTCGACAGGTCACGGACTTCGAGCAGTCGCAGGAAGTCGGAAGGGAGAGGAAACTTCGCCGTGAACCCCCAAGTCGGGGCCGTCTCACTCGACGCCAGCGTGGTGCGCTTGACGGCGAAGTTCCAAGGGTGCGAGCGCAGCACGCGATCTCGCACCAGGGGCCAGTTGCGGGAGCAGAGCCGCGCAGCCTTGGTGTTGTCCTCAAGGCTCGTGATGGCACCGTGCCCCGCCTTGTCGAGGGCGCTATTGCAGAGGTCCACGACGGATGGAATTTTGCGCTCCTTTGAAAAACGGGGGCCGAAGCCCCCGATCTATCACGGTGCCGAGTAGTACAGGTCCACGTAGCCAGTACCAGAGCCCGGCAGCGATGCGGCCGCAATGGTCAGCAGTACGGTCTCCTCAGCCGTCAAAGCATCGTCATCCGCTGCCGTGGAAACACCGAACAGCGTGGGCGCTGCGGCAGTGAAAATCGCAGCAGCCCGGTACTTGCCCGTGGCGCCAGCGACACCGATGGCCACCGTCGCCGTGCCGCCGAAGGTCGCGGAACCGTTGATGATGCCGAAGGCGAAGCGGTAGCCGGCCGGAACCTTGGCCAGAACGATGTCGTCACCGGAAGCCTGTGCGGCCAGCGGGAACGATGCGCGGAAGCGGCGCAGACGGCCACCGTGGATACCCCCATCCGCTTTGGTCTCAGGGGTCGTGCCGAAACCGGCGACTTCAGTTGCGTAGGTGCGTGCCATGTCGTGTGCTCCTTATCACAGGTTGCAGATGATTTCCACGACCTTCTTCTCCTCGGTGCGAGTGGCACCGAAGGTCCCTTTGACATACACCTGGGTGGCGTAGGACTTGTCGGCCCGTTCGCTGACCTTGGTGTTGATGTCGTTCCACATGCCCACATGCATGCCGCTCTTGGCCCATGCGATGCAGCGACGGTCGCCAGAACCATCGACACCCAGGCGCTCGCACTGGATGAACTTGAAGCCGAGGAACGTGTCGATTTCACCGCTGACCAGAGTCTTCACGGTGTTGTAGTCCGAGGACGTGACCTCGGTCGTGCCAAGCAGTTCGTCCAACTGCGTCGCCGTGACAGCGATGTACAGCGGGTCCATGGCCACATCGACCTCGTTGGCCATCAGGATGCGTCGGGCTTGACGCAACTTGGCGATGGTCAAGCCGGTGCCGCCGACAGCGATCTGCTGGGTGGCCGTGGCGAAGGCGGTGGAGGTGGAACCGTTCTCACCAGTCATCGACGTACCCAGGGCAGCCGTGATGATGAGGTCGTCCATTGCACGGCCCAGGGCATAGGCGCCGTTGACAGCGTAGGGGCTGGTCGGGTCGATCAGCATGCGCAGTTTGTCCTGGTCGTCCACCATGTCGGCCCACTCGTAGTCCGTGGGGAAGACCCAGCGGGCATCGTGCGGCGTGGAGATCAGGGGGGTGTCGGCGTGACGACTGGTGCGGGCTTGCGCCGTGACTGCACCGATCTGCTCGACGGCTTTGGCTGCTTTGCCGGTATAGGAACCGACGGTGCAGGCATCGCGCAACTTGGAACCGCGCTGCTGCAGCAGCAGACCGACATTGGTCGTGTACTGCTGTACAAACGCCGTGGTGACTTGGAAGCTCATGATGAGACCCTTTCAGGTGAATAAGTGAAACAAGTGACCGAAGGCTTGGTTCGACTTATCCACCCGAGGTGGGGTCATTGGCTCAGAAAACTTGGAACCTGGTTGTCCTTGACGGGCCGGGTCAGCGTTTTCCGAGGCGTCGGGGTCGGTGCTTCCCCAACTGACGACAATCCTAGCACATATTTTTCCAGTTGTGTGCAAGTCGTGACGATTTCGCCGCTGGTGAGCCCGTGGCGGCTGGCCACGGGGATCATGGCCTTCACCAATTCAAGCCGGACCTCAGGCTCCAGCATGCGCGGCCTCCATGAGCCGCTGGAACTTGGACACGGCATCCCGGTCGCCCGAGAGGTACTTGTCCATGAACCCCTTGTCCAGGCGCAGGTCGGCGAGTTGCTGCTTCGCCGCGGCCGGGGTGGTGCCGAACCCACCCTCGCTGCGTTCCCCGGCAAAGGAGTCCTCACCCATCTTGGACCCGAGGGTGGCGAACAGACGAAGCATCTCGGCCGTGCCCAACTTGTCCTCGATGGCACTGAGTCGCCCAGCGTCGTACCCGAGCGCCGTGGCGGCACGCCGGCCGGCACCGATCATCTGGTCGTAGGCTTGACCCCACTCCTGCTTCAGGGTGCCGATGGCCTTCTCGGACTCCTGTGCCATCTGGGTCTGGAGTTTCTCCTGCATGGAGCCCGACATCCCGTTGAACTCGGTGAACAGGGACTGCGCCTGTTTGGCGCTCAGGCCCAGCTTGTGCGCGGTGCCCTTGAACCACTCGACCATAGCCGGGTCGCCACCGTCAGGCGCCTTGAGCCCGTACTCATTGGGGTCAGCGGGCCGGCCCAGCTTGGAGTAGAAGGCGTCGAGTTGCTCAGGGGTCGCGTTCTCGGGCGGCAGTTCCAAGAGGTTCTTGGCACCCCCGGCAAACTTCTCCAGGTTGCGGTAGGACATCAGCAGGTCCGAGGGTTCCTTCCAACCCTTGTTGCTCACGTAGGCGCTCGTGTCCTCGTCGAACGCAGCGGTCCAGACCGAGTTGGCACTCGGTTGCGCGGTGGGGGCGACACCAGCGGCGGGAGCAGCAGGGGCGCCGTTATCGCCCAGCAGGGCGGCAGCAGTATCAGGCATTCGGGTCTTCCTCGATCAGGTTGAAAACATCCTCGTCGGTCAGCATCAGGTGTGCCTGCAAGCGGCACCACACCTCGCGCCTACCTTCAAGGAGGTACGTGGCCTGGACATTGTTGACATCTGCCGTGGGCACGCTGGCCCTGCAGAACCGTCGAAGGTCGGCCAGGACCTTGCGCCCCTCGACAGTGTTGAACGTCGCACGGTAGGCCCGGCGACGGATGAGAGTCATGGGGTTGAGGTTCATCAGAGTTTTCGCTCAACCTGCATTCGCCTCAAAGTCTGGAGAGGCGTCTCTCCTGGATGCATGGTGTAGCCGCATCCAAGTACACCACCTTTCCAAGAACCTGACTTTTCACCAACCTCGTCACTGAACTGAATGTCGATGTACTCCTCATATCGTCGATACGGTATCCACGGACGAGTCCACAAATGACTTTCCTTTTGAATTGTTGCGTCCCTGTGCTGGGTTGTTCCATCGCGCAGTAAATACGTGAACGAGTGAGTCTCAGGCTCACTGAGAACCAGATGTTTCCGGTGTCGCCACTGCCACGGCATCTTGAATATCGTGAACGGATCATTGGTCTTGCCGTGCTGCTTCCCCCAATGCACATGCAACCCGTCACCGAAAAAGTTGAATCCGTAGGTGTGACCAGAACACTGATAGTCGTCCTTCGACACCCACGGCCACGGAAAGGCGACTCCGATTTTCATGAACCCGAGTCCGATTCGCACCCAACCGGCGCACTCCTCGTCCTCGTGCCAATCGGACGGAAACTCGATCTCCAGTTGCAACCCCGACAACCCGAGTCGGATGTACGCCACCTCAGACCACCGAGCCATGAAAAACCGGAACAGGTATCCTTGCAGGTCCTGCGTCATCGACATCCTCATCGTCACGCTCCTTGAAGTAACTGGTTCGCCTGCGCCGCGTCCTTCATCGCACCGGCAATCGGCTGCGCAGCCTGGATGGCCATGGCCTCCTGCTCCTGAGCACGACGACCCTCACGGATCTGGTTCACGGTCTCCTGACTGCGCAGGACCGGCGTCGGAACACCGGAGACCTCGGCGGTCAGTCGGGCCAGAGCATCGGGGTCGAACACGTCGAGCACCTCGGGGTTGATCTGGGCAAACGGGGCCAGAAGTTCCATGGTGCGCTGCACACCCACCAGTTCCTCGGCGCGGGCCATGCGGGACATCGGCGAGTCGTAGACGATCTCGTAGTCGCCCCCGGCCTCCACCAGTTCGGGCGGCATGGGCGGCAGGATGCGGTGGAACATCAGCAGGTCAAGTTCCCGCTCGATCTGCGGCCCGAGCGCCTCAGACTGCTGGCGCCCCATCGTGGGCGTGAGGAGCATGCCCTTCTCCTGCGCCCGGATCAGCGCCTCGGTGGCGGTCATGCGCGGGGTCTCCACGAGGATCTGGAACAGGGTCACGAGGAACGCATCGTCGATGGCCGTGCGCCGCTGCTCCATCTTCTGCTCGTTGATGTCCACCCGGGCACCAGTGCCGAAGGGCTGGATCATCGCCTGACCGTTGCGGTTCACGCCCCCGGGGTTCAAGCCCCCGGGCTGCATGCGGATCGTCGTGGCACCGCCCCCGAGGATGCCGTCGTCGTGCAGCAGGATCGGTGGGTCCACGAGTTTGTGCACCGCCCGGATGTCGGTCTTGGACATCTCATTGAGCATCTTGATGTCGGCCAGCGCGGTCATGGCCGGTGAGCGCCCGTAGACCTCCTCGGGCGCGGTGACGTAGCGAGCGATGCTGTACGGGAAGC